CAGCTTCCCACGTCGCCGCCTCAAGGAACTGCGCTTTGGTGAGCCATCTAGAACGACTTGCGCCGTGGCCAGACTCATAAAACGCAGTTCATTCAAGCGCCCCGTATCACCGGGACCACGTGCCCAACTCAACCTGGTCCAATCGCTTGATGGGTAGCTGATTGTATGACCACCAGGCCGGCCATCCGCGCGCTAGGCGAATCGCGCGCGGCAAATTCCATAGCGCTTTCAACCAATGTGCGCCGTTCGCCGAATCCACATTTCGAGGCATCGCCTCAAATGATCCGCCTCGGACCCGAGGGAGAAACCAACCCAAACCAGTCCGAGCTCCCGAAGCGGATCATTTCAAGCGCCGCGTTTTCGTTCTTTCCTCTTCTCCTCCAGCCAAACTTCGAAATCCATCGGGACCTCGCATCGATCTTTCGCTTTGTCGCAATAGAGCATGTATGCCGTCCATTCCTCGAGCTCGGGCGCCTCGATCGCGCAGTAGTTGTCATCCTGGATGTCATCATCTTGCGTGCGCCAGGTAGTCATCCCTTGCCCTTCATCTTCGGATGAATCGATTTGATTTCTTCGAGCGGGAAAAATGCTCGTTCGATCTTTTGTTCAATTTCTCCAAGCTGATCGATCAGTCGGCTTTTTATCTCCTGTGCGATCTTCACTTCGTGCATTGCCTTCATCATTGGTGACAAATCGAATGACTTACCGGCGAGCTCGTCGTACCTGTACTTGGCATAAAAACTATCTCCAATCTGTTCGCCAATCATCTCTGCAAACGCACAGGTTCTAATGCTAATGATTGTTTCCTTTGGACCGCAGACGATGACTTTCATTTGCCTTCAGCCTTCCTAATCACTGCTTCGCGCGCATTGTTTCGAGTTACAGCCCAACCGTCTTTGAGTCCGTCGTGATCGTTCTTTTCACCCCACTTCACGACTTGTTCCTGGGACATGACGTTGAGGGCGTTGATAATTATCTGATTGGCTTTCTTGAGCTCCTCGAGAAGCTCGGGAGCCGCGGCGATGAGGCGTGCATTGGGACCAGAAGTATCAATGTCTTCAAGAATTCCGCCCTGGTTTTCAACAAGCGACGGAAAGCCTTCGTGCGTGCATGCCGACAAAACCACAGGTCGATTTCCGTGGTCAGCGACCAGACACAAATTGTTCATCCAGCGCCAAGGACCGGGCGTGTGCTTGCTCATTCTCCACCCGCCCGTCTAATATCCTCCAACTCCCGGTGCGCCTTTGCGCGCGTGCAAGGGTCGTTTCTATAGGCGTTGGCGATCACCTTCTGAATCATCTCGTCGATCGCCTCTGAGAGATCGGCACCGATGTTGTGGCCGGCGTCGGTGACAGCGACGAGGGTGTTGTCAATCGCTTGCCCGTCTTGAGAACGATCAACGCCGTTGATGAAGAGCGATTGGATATCGCCGAACTCATCGAATTCGAACTCGATCTTCTGTCCTTTGATTTCGTATTGGAGTTGGATGTAGCGTTTACGCATGTTCGGCATCCTTCGAGACCGTGAGGCGGTAACTGTCTTTGCCGGATGCCAGGCGGGAGCGCGTAACAAGTACGCGACCGCAGCGAACGCGCGAATGTCCACCAAGAAGAACGACTCGCTCCTTCATCTTTTCGAGATCAGTCTTTTTGAGCACGTCCTTCTTTTCGGCGAGCTCTCGGCAGATTTCGAAAACCTCGCCAGTGTCAATAACCTTATCGTCCCGATCGGTCAGCGGCGGCGGAGTGCTGGCCTTCACGAGATCCCAAAAGTCGAGCGCCTTAACGACGAGCATGCCCTGATATTCAACATCAGGCCTAACTTCGACGAGCGCGTGATTGTCGTTGTAAAAGCTAAAGTAATCGCACGCATCCGCGCCGGTTACGGCGAGCTGAAATTGAACCTGCGGGATGTAGTGATCGGGCACTTGGCCGGCGACCGCCGTGGCGTGAGACTGGATGCCTGGGCATTTGATCTCAAGAATACGATGACCATCGGCGCTTCTACCATCCAGCGATACGCGAAGAATCTCGTACTTCGGATGCATTGCGAGCGCTGGCGGCATATCCTCAAGGCTTATGAGCTCGTAGCGAGCCCGCGCCTTTGCCTCGAGCTCCGTCCCGCGCTGAGTGGCGAAGTTTCCAACAAAGCCAGTCGATCGGCCTGTTTTCTCGCACCAAATTTGATATGGCGTGGAATACGGCGAAACGCCAAGGATCGCAGCCATGTCGGATGCACCTATACCTTTACGTCGCCACTCAAGCCATTCAAGTGAGCCCTGTTCCATACGTCACCTCAAAACCCAAAATCGTCGTTATTGTTATCCCAGTCATCATTGTGCCAGGGTGGTGGCGAACTGAAATCGCCGGCGGCCGGCGAGTTCTTTGGGATGTTTAGATTCTGCCTTGCCTGCATGACGGCGCCCTCAAGTTGAGAGAGTCGCGCTAAAGCAGCGTCGGCCGGAATCACGTTGCGAATCGAGTTGAGCGCGTTCACCCAGCGAACGGCGTTTCGCTCTTTGCCCGATTGCTCATCCTTTTGGACCTCGATCACGATCGAGACTTCTTTGCCAATCTCGAGCGGACCGGCGGGGTTGTTGCCCTTGAGTCCGCAGACGAGAAGCGCCTTGAGCGTGTGCGGAAGCGCCTTCTCGGAAAACGATCCGTACCAGGTGACGCTCTGAGGCTGGCCCTCGGCCTCGAAACTGAACGTCACCACAGCTTGCGGATTGCCGTTTTTCGTTTCGCTGATCGCATGATTCAGAAGCGTCGCTTTGTAAGTTCCGGGTTTGACCATGTCGTATCCTCCTCAGGAGACATATTTCATTAATCTGTTTTTAATCTCGCGAAGTTTAGCCGGATTGGCCTTGAATTTTTCGACTTGTGTCTTGACGGTCGCCTTCAAGGCGGCATCCACGCCCTCGACCATTTGATTGATGTCGGCGATCAACGATTCGACGTTTGCCTCAGGCTTCTTCGCGCAGGCCTCCGCAAACGCGTCGTAAGAAAGCGGGAGCTCCAACGGAAGCTCCAGGCGGTTTTTCGCATCAAAACCCGGCCGCCACTGCGTATAAATCACGCGCTGACCGTCGCCGAAGGCCTTCAGTTTTCCACCGTCTTTCGCCATGAAGACCTTGTAGGTCGCATAGAACACGTTGTCGGAGAGGTCGCGGACGAGTGACGCCATTTTGTCGTTACAACGCATGATCACGCGGTCGTAGCTTTGGTTTGTCGCCGGGTCCGAAATGGTTTTCACCTGCGTGTGGGCGACAAGAATGGAGGTGATGCCCCTTTCTTTCAGGGCCTGAAGGTCACCCATGATCTCGCGCATGAGCTCGCGAGTCCGCGAGTGGCCCTTGCCGTAACCGCCGCCGAAGTCTTCGAGTGACGAGACTTTGCCTTCGGCGCAGACCGCATCCGAGATCAGGCCCTCGAGCGCTTCAACTGAGTCGATGCCGACAGTCTGAAAATCGTGCTTCGTTTCACGCAGCTCCTTCAGCGCCGCACGAAAAGAAGCGAGGTCCTTTAGCTTCTCGGCCGGAATCCGAGCGACGTCGAGATGCTCCGAGCCCTTTTCGAGATCAAGAATCAAGGGCCTCGGGAACGCGGCCACGAAGGTCGTTTTGCCGACGCCGTTGTTGCCGGCGACCGTATGGATCTGCGCACTGATTTGTTTTCCGATCGTTACTGAAGAGAGAAGGCTCATTTACTCACCTCGTAGCATGTGATTGAATTTAAGAAAGCGCCCGGCCGGAGCTGCTCCTCCGACCGAGCCAGCCACTGGACCTATGAAGGAGGCCGAATGGCTGTTTTTGATTTGAAAGGACTTGCCGAAACGGCGAAAGATCCGAACATTATGCTCGTTATCTCGCTCGTCATTTTTGTAATCGCCGCCGCCCAGCACTTCTTGGGTGTTGACCTGTTGCTGGCGACGGGAGTCGGTCTCTTTGTGGTCTCCACAAGCTGGATCGCGATCAGGAAATTCAACGAGCGCCAATCCAGGAAAGCCGAATTCGACTTCTCCCAACACGACGAAGCCATGCGCAAAGCGCGCGAGGCGATCGAGCAGTCGAAGAAGGCAGACCGATAGGGCGCCAACGGCCGGACTCGAACCGGCAATGCTTACGCAACAGCCAGCCAAGCTGTCGGACGAACCCTTATCCTGACGTCGGCACAAGTTAATCACTCTGAAATCCTTTCATTCCCAAGGCAAAACAATGCCCGCGCGCCGAATCCGCTGGAGTGGCGCGGTAAATTCTGTTTAATTCACGACGCTCTTATGAGCCTTAGCAACCCTCTTAAAAGGAGGTCTTATGCTGAAAGGCGCACTGAGTACCCTCGCCTAGCGAGTCGGCGGACCAGCGCCGACGTAGCAAACTCGGAAGGGATTGGGAGGTTGGGAAGCGTAGTCCCCCAAGGAGCCAGGTTCACCCCGCTGGTCAGCGGTGTGCTTGAGCCAACCAAGGGATAAGACGAAGCTTCCCAAATTCGAGACGCTCTATTTGAAATCTCGATTTCCGTTCTTGATGGACGTGTATCCAAGAACTTGAAGCTCTTGGCCGATCGAGAAATCAAACATCGCCTCAGGCGAAACCTCCCTCTTTGCTTATCCACTCACTTCGCCCTCCGTCGGCTGCCGCCTTTTGCGGAGACGAGGGGAAAGAGTTCGTCTTCGGGGACGCTGAAAAACTTCGCGATGTCCTCGCGCACGGATTTGCGGGGCGAGCTTCTGTAGGTCCCTGCATACATTTTCTGGAGGAGGCTCACGCTACAGCGAGCTGCGATTGAGGCTTCCGCCAGCGTCGAAGCGCCATGATCAGTAACCAATTCCCTTAAGCGTTTTGAATCAACTCGATACATGAGGGGTATTATTCGCAAATTTTAAGAACTTTGCAACAGAATTCGCAGAAAATCAGAATCGCCGCATAATTGTATCTGTATTAGGTTTAACTAGTGGAAATTTGGCAGAAAAACGCCATTGTAAATATTCGTAACGTGATATCTGAATTGAGTCAGACACAATTGGCGTTCGCAAAAAATGCGAAAATCAGTAAGAGCCATTTGAATATGGTTCTTAAAGAGCGCCTGCCTGTAACAAGGCAGCTGGTGGCGACCATTGCTGCCTATGTTGGTAAAAACACTGACTGGTTTTACCAAGACCATTCAGGCGCCGAAGATGCCACTAATGTGCCCGGCCCTACTTTTTCCGACGCCTTGACCGCTTTGCAGGCGCTCGAAAAGGCAAAACCCGCGCGCCGCGCTCTTTCTCTTTTCTTTCTAACTGATGACCCGTCCTACCTGGCTGAGCGTCCTGAATTTCGTCAAGCTGCCGAAGCCCTCTCGCGATCTCTAAAATCCATTGGTTGAATTTGTCCACGGTTTCCTGTGCGCCGTCTCGGAACAAAACGAACTGGACTGAGTTTAATTTTTCTTAACCGCGTTCAATATTCCAACGAATCTCCGAAGAGTCTTGCGGAGGATTAAATGAGGGCTTACTTATTTTTTGCTACTGCGCTTCTTTGCGCAGCTGTGCGCGCCGAAGAAAAACTCGACGATGCAGGAATAGGCGCTAAGAATCTTGCTCAAGAAGCCCCGAAGGAGATAGAGCAACCTCCGGCTCCCAAGCCAACGCAAATCGCGCAGCCGCCGACAGCGCCAGCCACTCAAGTGAACTTGCCACAACCCTCGGCTCAAGCTCAGCCGGAATCGATTCCACAACAGGATCAGATTCTTGGCGGTGAAACACCATTTCGGTTTTTCCTCGGAATCGATCTAAGCACGTCATATACAATGAAATTCGACTCCCTTAACGCTCGAGTCAACTCGACCCCCATGAGCGGGATCGCTGAATTAAAGCTGGATGGCGCGGCCGGTATATCAATCGGCATGGAATACTTGAAAATGAACTCTTGGGGATTCAATTCGGCACTAATCATCCAAGGGAAACGAGACGTCAATTCGATCAAACTCATCGATAAGGTTACAGGAGATTCTGCGACTACTGCGTTCGCCGGGGAAAAAGCCACGCTTCAAACAAATTTAATAGAGGCGAACGCGGTTTATCGCTGGAACTATATCTATTTCCCGTTCGGCCTCAATTACTCTATCCCAATTTTCAAACAGGGCGCTGGAGCAGTTGGCATGTATGAGACCGAGGGAGCATTCGGCGGACAAGTTGGTATTGGCTGTCATTTAAACAGCAATGTACGCTTCGAAATTCTGTCTCGAGCGGTTTCAATGAAATTCAAAACGCAGTCGTCTACCGCTTCGTTTGACTACGGTACCGGGATAACCCCAAGCGCCGAAGCCCGCTTCAAATACGCTTTTTGAAGCTCGCCATCACCCGCCTCACCCTGAGACACTCCGCGGTTAAGATCTCTTAACCGCGCGCTTTTTCGCTGAAAATCGACCAGACTTTCGACAGCTAAATCGAAAGTATTTTGTGGCCGGCCGGCATCGACATTGCTCAAGAGGTAGGGCATTAGGGAGGGCGATATGCCGAATTTTAAATCATTAATGTTTTGTTTACTTTCAATCTCTTTGCTTTCGGCGTGTGGCTCGAGCGGTGGCGGCGGAGACGGCGCGGTCAACGCAGCGGCGATCGCCGACGAAATGGCCGGCACTTACTACACGGCATTTACTAAAAACGGTTCACCCTATCATCTCGTCGCCAAAATAGGTCCAGGAAACAAAGTTTCGACGGCCGAATTGTATTTCAAAAGCTTTTCATCGGCCGCTGGTGCGTACAGAGAAAGCAACGGAACTTTTGTTAAAAACGGCAATGATTATCAAATTACCTGGGATTACGAGACATGCAATCCGGTTAAATCGCAAACCGTGACGATCACTGCTATAGATCCGTCCGACAGAATTTTTGCGAAGGTCGGGAACACGACTCTCCAGCTCCTCAACGCAATAAAATACAAATCGAGTCACGATATTGGCTCAGTAACAGCGCTCATCGAAGACGTGAATTGCAACCTTATCCCAGAAAGTTAATCGCTTGGCGCAAGAGAAAGGTGCCATGGTCACATTTATCATCTTAGCAACACTATTCGCGCTATGGCTTGTCTTCGTCTGGCGCTCTCGCCGATGGCTGAAGAGGCTTCGTGATGCTGAAGCCGAAAGACTTAAGCTAGCCAGGAAAGACCCCGAGGCGGCCGATCAGGAATCTCAAAAATGGGAGTCTCACCCTGAGTATAAGAAAATCAAGTACTGCGTGAACCAAATCGTAAGAATCTTGGACATGGCTGAATTCAAGTCATCCAAAGAGGCGATAGCTCAGATGATGGCCTGCATAACATCCTATCAATACCTTTTGAATGTTGGGTTTGCCAAAAGCAGCGGATGGATTTTTGAAAGGCTTCCGAGGGGACTGCGTAAGGACGCGACAACTCTCATTCCGGAATATGCCTTCCCGGACTTCTTTCTGAATCGTATGATGTTGGTTTTAAAGAATGGGTTCAACAGCCAGAACCCTGGCGCTCTGAGATGGTCATTCGACCCGGACGCAGAGCGAAGGCTACGCTCTCTCTTAGAACAAATCAGAGCTTCGATGGCTGGTGTTTATGGCTTCGAGAAAGCTGGGTTTGCCACAAAAACAACCGATGAGCTGATGATTCAGATTAAATATGAAATATTTGGCGATCAAAAATAGTGCTTCCCCGCCACGATCGGCCGTCGAGTCACATCCCGGTCGATCTGCTTTACAGCGTCGGCCATGAGATTCAGGATCGATCCGTCGTAGCGCTCACGAAGCACCGCCAGAAACTCTAGGCCGACTATGCGATTGCGGACGAGGTGACGCATGATCTCCACTCGCCGCGCGTGCCGGGAAATCTGAAACATCGCAACCATGATCGCGGGCTCAGGCCTCCCATCGATCACCGCCAGGGTCAGGTCTCGCTCGAACTGGGTCATACTCCCTCCGTCTGATTCCAATCCTTCCCTATCGGCCGCCAGTAGCAAGGGGGGCGAGGCGCGCTTCAAATTCGCGCTTTAGCCCCCCCCCGCACTTACAGCTATCCTTACCCCCAAGGTTGCGGGTTGGCGGTTAATAGTGAGCCAACGGCCAGCGAGACCTGGTGCCACTTTTCGCGAGGGCGCCAGCGCCCAGCGTAAATCGGCACCAGATAACTTGCTGA